AAGAAGACATCATCGACGTTGTTGCGTATCAGCCCGACAAAGTACAGCGTGGTGTCACCGGGTACCGCAGCGTCATCTGAATAGTTTGCAGTGCGGTACACCTTGCGCGCTACGGTCCCTTCAGGGCCATAGGGCAGCGTCAGCGCGGTTGCGTACCTGAAGCCATTCGCACCGTTCTCGAGCTCCCACGTTGTGGTTGCAAGCGTGCTGCGCGGGCCTTCAGAACCTGTGTCAGTGATGAAGGAGCAGGCGTAGCTGACAAGGGTCTGCTGACCTGGTGCGCTGCCGGTGTTCTCTTTGAAGCCGATGCCCCATCTGCCACCGTCAGCCACCGCTTCAGTGTCAGCCAGGCACCACAAGGTCACAGCGCCGCCCCCTGTGCCGGTGCTGCTCGCCACTGACACAGGCATAGGCTGCACCCTGCGCGGTGTAGGCGGTGCAGGGTTGGCTTCAAAGCCGAGCGGCCTGATGCACTGGCTGATGGTGCTTGTGACTTCAGTGGTGCTGCCTGACAACGGCCAGGGCTTGACCAGCACAGGCCGGTCATACCCATTGCACACCACGGTGCCGTGCGGAGTATCTAAGAAGGTGGGACCGGGCTCTGTCGGTGCAGGCACGCTGCGCCCGCTCTGCATGACCACCTTCTGCGGTGCTACCCCGGTAGCCCGCGCTTCATACAGCAGGCAGAGGTTGCCCCCTTCACAGTACAGGAGGTGCTGACGTGCGCCTCCTGCCAGGGCTTGCGCGCAGTGCAGGCCATACACAGGCCCGTCACTGTCGAACGGTGCCCACGTGCCCTGATTGCCCGGCCTGAAGGGTTCATAGCCAAGCCTTGAAGACCATCCCCCACTGCGCCGATCCAGGCGCCAGTTTTCAACCTTCTCAGCGTTGGCAGGCTGCTGCGGTAGCTGCTCTTCAAGCCCGCCTGCCGCGTTGATGATGTACGTTTCTGTTCTCATGAGAAGGTCAGCGGGCCAAAGATGGTCGGATAGATGCCACCGCTGCTGTTCTTCACAATACGGCGTGACGGCTTGCCAAGATACCGCTGCTCCATGCCCCTGTACATCATCTGCCGCTTGCGCTCATAAGCTGCGGCAACGGCAGTCTGGTCAGCCTTGACTGCAAGCTGCGTCAGGGCTTCATACGCAATGATACGCGCGTACGCTGACGGCACAGCAGGGGTATCTTGCTGCTCTTCCATGTCTTGCGGCACCACAAGCCTGCGCACCGTCATGCGTGTGTCACTGCTTGGATGCGGGTAAAACTGCACCGCTCTGTGTGCACCGCTCTGCGTGCGCTGGTATCGCGGTGTGCTGGTGTCAAGCGCTTGACTCTGCAGCGTGGCAAGCGACGTGGTGACCGCTATCGGGCTGAGCAGTCCAGGGGGTGCAATGGTGTCCACACCGCTGCTGTCTCGCAGCCTGCGCGGTGCGTCGATGCCTTCATCCGTGCAGGTGAAGTAGTAGCGCCGATACAAGCCGCTGCTGCTGTCAATCACGTCAGGGTCAATCTGCAGGTCTTGTGTGTCCGTCAGATTGAATGTCAGCCCTGGTGACAGGCCAGATTCAAAGCCACCGCTGAAGCCGGGGTAGCTGTCAAAGCCAGGGTATGCAGGGCACCGCACGTTGACTTGATACACGGTCACAGTCCGCACACCTTGACCGGCACCAGGTGTGCGCACCGACACACCACGCACTGCACGCGGTGCGGGCACGTACTCTGCTTCACCCTCAAGGTATGACTCAGGCGTGCCAAGCAGGTCAGGGTCAAGCAAGTAACTGTCACGGTCAAGCTTACTCAAGAAGCTGACGTGCTGCGGATAGCCAACGATGTCTTCAAGGGCTGCCATGACCTGCGCAGTGTCGGCAGGAAGGTACACGTTCCTGCGCTTCAAGGTCACTGCATAGCTGCCCGTCACGCCGGTGAAGGGCCGGTCAATGTGCAGCTGCGTGGTGCCCTGCACGTACCGCACCTGGTAGAGCGCAACCACACCGGCAGAGTCAGTGACCTGCATGGTGCCCAGCTCGTATTCACTGCCCGGCAGTGAAGCGGTGCCGACAGGGAAGCCGGTGCCGGTCACTGATGCGCTGCCGTTTGTGAAACCAAGCGTCAGGTCAACATCAGTGCGCACGTTGTACGCACGCTCCTGCACCAGAAAGTCCCACGGGCGGTCATTGAGCAGCCGCCCCTGTGCGTCATTCAGGAAGCTTGTAAGCTCCTCGGTATAGGTAGGATTGACCGGGTCATAATCGAGCAGGCTGCCGCAGTAGTCACGCAGTGCTTTCAGATTCATCGGTCAACCCTGTCAGGCAGGGGCACCGGGCTGCATTGTGGCAAGGAAGGAAAGAAGCCACGCAGCCCGGTGCCGGGGGATCGGATCAGTAGGCCGGATACACGTACACGGTGGCGACGTTGGCAGTATCTGCCTCAAACGCCTGCGCAACGATGCGCGTGGTGTCGGTGTTGGCGTACACAGCAAGCTGCCCGGCAGTGCTGCCGATGGTCAGGCTGCTGCCTGCTGCAGTGGTGCCTGCAACATTGGCTTCAGCCACACCGCGCACAATGACGCGCACTTCATCACCAGCAGCGGCTGCAGCGTCAAGCGCAACCCCAACAGGGATAGAGTCCGTACCGGTGCCGGTGTCTGCCTTCACGATGTACAGCGCTTTGTCACCGTCAGCGGACTGGCTGCCGTCAAGCGATACAACGTCACGCGCTGCAATCGCTTCAGAAGCAATGAAGGTTTCAACCTTGCGCCGGTTCATCACGTCGGTATCAGCGCCGGCCTGAATGTAGTTGATGATGTCAGTAGTAGCCATGACTGCAGCTCCTAAGCTTCAGCGTCAAGCAGGACACCATGACAAGCCAGGCGGCCTGTGGTGAGCTGCAGACGGGTGTGGACGCACCAAGCTTCGACAGCGGTGCCGGGCACGCGCATCGGCTCTGACACCTCGAAGAAGGCATCAGTGTCGGTGTAGACTTCAAACTGTGAAGAGGTCAGAGCGTAGCCGCTGACAGCCTTTGCCGGTGCTTCAGCAGTGAAGCCAAGCCGGTTGTCAACGTAGACGCGGCTACCGCGCCACTCTGCAACCATCTCGTTGTCCAGACCACCACGGCCTTCAGTGCTGACGTAGCGCACCTGCCCCTGCTGCAGCTTCATGAAGGCAGCATAGGCTGCCGGGCTCAGGAAGAGCATGTCCGGGGGGCTGCCATCAGGGTTGTACTGCATGCAGTTGATGTACAGCGTGTCGATGTCATTCAGCGTCAGGGTGCCGCCTGCATCCTGAAACTGATTGAACCAGTTCTGTGCCTGATAGGTGGTCTTTGACAGCCCGCCGACGGTGTTGTCCTGGCTTGCTGCTGCCACACCCTCAAACCAGCCGGTGCTGCTCGCCGTGGTCATCCCGTTCAGCGTCTGCAGGTTGGTCAGGCGGCTTGCAGGGCCAGTGGTTGCAACCGGTCCCTGGAAGATGCGCTTGGTGATGGTCTGACGCATGTTGATCATCAGGTTGCGGATCTTGCTTTCAAGGATGTTGACGCGTGCAAGCTCACCCTTGTTGCTGGTCTTCTCAACGATGTTGAGCCCAACATGGTCGATGATGTCGCACCATTCAAAATTGGCCGTCAGGAACGGGTCAGAGAAGTTCAGCGGGGTTGGCTCCCAACCGCTGGACACCTGCGTCAGACCGCTGGACTGCTCGCCAATGATGACGGGCTGCTCCACACGCTGACCGCCGGTCACGCGCTTCAGGTTGCCTGCCTCTTCAATGGCCTTGAAGAGCGGGTGCGCAATGAAACTGTTGTCCTGCAGCTTGTCAATGAGCAGCCGCAGGGTGGTACTGGATACCGAAGAAGGCGCTGCCATGCCTGTCTCCTTTGATGGTTCGATGATGTACCGTGCTGCGTCTGCAGTGGCTGCCCTGCTGCGTGCGGTGTGCTCGGGACGTGTACCGCTGCTTCAGGGCTATGCCTGCACACTACCGGCTTCAGCGCTGCCGGTCAAGCTCCTTGCTGAGCGCCAGGATGTCAGCAGCGGTCATTGTGCGCAGCTCCTTCCTCGAGGGCTTGGCAAGTCTGCCGCTGTTGCGCCTGGCTCCTGCGGTGGCTGTCAGGGCTGCGGTGCGGCTTGCGGTGCGCTGTGCTGCCCTGCGCTCTGCCTGCGCCTGCGCTTCACGCTGTGCCAAGCGTGCCCGGATGACTTCAATGCCATCAGTCAGTTTGTACGCAGGGCGCTCTTTCAGGAAGGCCACAAGCTCTGCCTTGACTTCAGGCTCATCGAAAATGTCCGGGTGCTCTCGTTGCACTTTGGCAAGGTCAAGCCGGGCCTGCTCTTCAGCGGCTTGCTGCTGCAGCGGCTTGATGTGTTCTTCGTAGATCCGCTGCCGCGTGTGAGCGATGACGCTTTCAGGCTGGAAGGGGTCATACTCTGGCAGGTCATCCGGGTCAGAGCCTGTCAGGGCTGACATCATCTGCTGAATACGCAGCTCCTGCTGCTTGAGCAGGTCAGCCTGCGCTTCTATCTCTTTGCGCTGCGCTGCCAGTGCTTGCGTCTTGCGCGTGTAGTCTGCCCGCATATTCCTTGCGTGCTTGTACGCATCAGGGTCAACCTTCTCGAGATACGCCAGGGTGTCAGACCAGCCCCGTTCAGGTGGCGCTTCTGCTTCAGCAGCTGCTGCAGCTTCAGCACCTGGTGCCTGCTCTTCACTGACTTCTGCCTGCTCTGCTTCTGCAGGTGCTTGCACCTCTGCTGTGCTCTGTTCTTCCATGTTTTACCTTCCTATTGGGTTGCGTGGCCTGACTACAACCGGCGTGACTGCACGCCGGTACCATGACGGATTGA